CCGCAATCCCGCCCGGCTTCACTACTCGTCCGATCTCGCGCGCCGCCTGGGCAATGTCATCCAACGTGCCGAAGTGCTCGATGGAACTGCACGAAAATACGCCGTCGAAATGGTTGTCGGGATAGCGGAGGTCGCGTCCGTCCATATGCTGGACGATCAACCGCTGCCGGTCATAAGGAAACGGGGCGCAGGAGTCCGGGGCGGCCAACATAGCGAGCGGGGCGGTCGAACTCCATCCCCCCTCAACATACAGGTCCGTGGCGTGCACCTCACCCCAGCGCGTCAGATAAAATGAGGTATGTTCTTTGCCCGCCCCCACGCCCAGAAAGCGCGTAGTGGGCAAATGGCACAGATGGATGAACGCGCGCACGGTCTGCGCGATTTCCCAGTGCTTGCGCGAGTGCACGTCCTCGCCCGCCGGGAAAATGGCGGCCATCTGTTCGGCCAGTTCGGGATCATCCCAATGATGTAGGTTGCACACGAGGTTGTAATTCATGACAGTCGCTCCGCTCTCGCCTGGATTTCGCCCGGCAGGTCGATCACGCTGATAACCTGGTAGTTCCCATCGGCCAGCATCACCCGGTCGCCTTTTTTCAGATCCGTATCGGACACGTCATTGTCCGGGTGATCTCGCACCCCGAACAGAATCACACCCTGCTGCGCGGCCTGTCCGGCCTGTTGGATGACGCGCGCGGTAGTGCTGTCGAATTCCACGCGCACCACCTGCGCCGTCTGCGCGACGGCGGGATTACCCCGGTAGACGGTGATCGTCGTGGCCCGGTCCTGGATGCGCTGCCAGGCGCGTACCGCCCGGACGGCGGCGTTGATTCCACGCTGCCCGCGCTGGGCGAGCAAAGCACTCAAGTCAGGCATCGGGATACTCTTTCTCCCGCGTGGGCTTGCCCTTCAGCGTGCCCTTGCGCAGGCTGCTCAGCCCGCTGTGTTTGGCCGCGGCCAGGTCACGCTCGAACGCGGTCTGCATCTGCCCCAGGTTGGCAAAGACCTGGCTCAGTCGTTCCGAACTGGCATTCTGGGTGTAATCCGTCAGCGTGCTGGCCTGATTCCGTAACTGGCGGCACGCCTGCACCCGCACCCACGCTTCGATCACGGCCGCGTCGGTATACTGCTCCCCGGCGCGCGCGTACAGCCGGTCGATGGCCGTGTTGGTGAACACGGTTTCGTCGTCGGTCAGGCCCAGGTCGATCCGTAGGTCGCTGCGCTGCTCACTGGTGGGCACGTTGCTTTTCCTTCCAGGCTTTGCGACGGCCTGTCACGGGCATTTCCGTCGCCTTCTTCCACAGGCCATAGACGCCGTCCGCCCAAACTTTCCACGAATACAGCTTCCGCACCCGCCGCGCGCTGTGCTGGGCCATGCCCGCCACGTAGGGATTGCCGCTCGCCACGTAGCGCATCTGCTCTACCAGGTGTTCGACGTCCGGCTCGGCCCATTGTCCGGTTCCGCGCAGGTCCTCATGGTCCCCCCACGCTGGAATCAGCTTGTAGCGCAGCGGATAGGCCCACCTCGTCAGGTCGTCCGCCGTCCCGCCCCAATCGGTCACGATCACCGGCAGTCCCGTCGCGGCAGCTTCGCGCGGCGGCAGCCCGAACCCCTCGCCGCGCGTGGGAAACACATATGCATCGACCTGCCCCAGCAGCGCCAGCAGGTCCTGATCGGTCATGTCCTGGCGGATGATCTCGATGTGCGGGTGCTCGATCTCAAAATTCATCCCGCCCTCGCGCGCCTTGATGATCAGCTTGTAGGCCGGGTCCTGGCCGAAGGCCGCGTTGAAGGCGATGGCCGCCACGTCCCAGCCCTTGCGCCGCCAGCGGTCGCCCAGGCACAAGAAAGTGAACGGTTTCCGTCCCGGCATCCGGGTTTGTGGCGCATAGGTGGTGTTGATCCCCAGTGGGTGCACCGTCACCGGCTTTCGCACGCCCGACTGGTGCAGCACGTCCACCAGGAACCGCGACGGCACGCTGATCGCTTCACAGGCGTTGAGCGGGTCGCCCCAGCTTTCCGGCACGCGGTCACTCTCGAACATCGTGACGGCTACGCGCGGCCCGGCGCAGACCATCCCGCCGTAACAATCGTGCAGCGTCGGGTAGCCGAGCATGATTCCGCCCACCGCTGCCCGGATCGGCTGCGCCAGCAGGTCCTGGAGCACCTTCGGCTGGTTGTCGAAGACCGGTCCCTGGTCGCTGGTGGTCAGAGCATTGACGCGCAGGTGATGGTTCTTGTTCAGGAACCAGGCCAGTTGACACGCCATCTGCCCATAGCCGTCGTACCAGTCCCACGACGGAGAACATATGTTGACTGCTTGTTCTTCACTCACGTTGCATCTCTCCAGGATGCCTCCTGTAAAAAATCATCGTGACGGCCAAGCGGCAGGAGTTCCGCGGTTTCAGGCACGTTCCCCTATGCCGTCACGTTGATCCCGTTGAGTTTGCCTAGCTGGTCGGCCAGGTCAATTCTTCGACCGCCGCGACGGGGTTCGCATACGCCCCAAAGTAGGTGTCGTAAATGACCTGCTCGATGATGAAGCGACTCAGGTCGCCGTCGCCATTCTGCGATTGGAGCGCCTGTTTGACCCAGGACTGGAAATCCTGATCACGATACTGCCCGCTGACCAGGTAGCCCTTGCCTGCCGTCACGCCCGGATAGGTCGTGGATTTCTTGCCGCGGGTCCCGGTCCAGCCGTCGTACACGATCACGTTGCGGATGCGGTTGACGGCGCTCGACTGCACGTCGATCCCGTCCTGCAACCGGCGCTGCAAGGCCCGCTCGACCATGAACATGTTGCTGGTGGAGATCAGCAGATCATACGGACCTCGCCGCGGGTGCGTGGTGTCTTCGACGCTGTTGGTGATGCCGTTTTCGATGGTCCGCAGATACTTCTCCTCCAGCGTGCTGCCGGTGCTGTCCGCGGCGGTCTGGTTGGCTGCCGCATACGAGTACGCCAGGATCGGGTATAGGTGGATGTGGTTCAACAGCGCATTGTGCGCTTGGCCAAACCGTCGTTCGATGGGAGCCATCGCCCACGTTTGGTTGTAGATGATCAGGTCTTTGGTGTATTCGATCCCGGCAGCGTAGTGCTTGATCGTGACGGTCTTCGAACCTTCACCCACCGTCACAAATTTGACCTCACCGCCCTCCTGAATTTCTTCGAAAACCACGCCCGCCGGTCCCAGCGTGGCCACGTCAACGATCTTCGGCAGGTTGGCGTCCTGGACCGTCGAATACAACGGCGCATAGAGGCTCGGTTCCTCGTCGCGCCCTGCGTCCACTTCGTACCGCTGGCGGGTCACCCACGCCGCGGCGAAGTTGCCCGCCCCGATGAACTCGGCCACGGTATGACCGTTGGCGTCGTTGCTCAGCCGGAACTGCTCTGCCAGCTTGATCCCCGGCTTGAAGCTCGCGTAGGGCTTCTGCTTGGCGAGGAGTTCTTTCGTGATGAACTTGAACATAGTCTCTGCCTCGTTTCGTCTGGCTCAGCTAGCTCGCGAGCTGGTTGAGCATGATGCCGGTCACGACGTGGTTAGCGTCCTTGTCCGCCGTCGCCTTGAACAGGGCGATAGCCCCCGCCCCGGCGCTGGTCGAATACGCGGTATCGTCCGGGGTATGCCCGGTCACGTCGGCCACCGTCAGATACACGATGTCGCCCTTGCTCACGCTCAGGCTCGACGGCACTTCCCACTGCCGCTCCACGCCGGACAGGTCCAGCGCGATGGTGTCTCCCGAATCGCCCGCTTCGACGGTGATCCCGGTCCACCCTTCGACGACGGCCAGTTGCAGCGCCTCGACGGTATAGCTCAGCGCGACCTGCACCGACTTGCCGTCGGATTCCTTGTAAACGTTCTTGCCTACGTCTGCCATGCTGCACTCCTCGCTCAAACGAGCGAACTAACCGTCAGATCGCGGGTTACTTGTCCGCGCCGTCTGCCGGGATGGTCACGAATTCCTCGATCCCGCTGCCCTGGCAGTTGGGGCCGGGACGGCGCTGGGGATCGCCCATCGTTTCGACAATCTTGGCCGCCATCAGTGCCGTGACGTGCTCGCTGTCCATCACGACCTTGAACGCCGTTTCGGCTTCCGCGACGGTCTTCGGCGTTTTCGCGTCGATCAGCTCGCGCACGATCCCGCGCACCGACTCGACCCTGATCGTGGCGACCAGTTCGGTCACTTTCGCCGCGACGGCGGTCTTCCGATCTTCGTCCGCCGCCGTGACCAGCGCCTTGACGGTCTCGACCACGTTGCCCTTGTCGTCCAGCGCCAGCAGTTCGCGCAGCGTCTGCACGATCAGGCGCAGGCCCTTGACTTCGTCGCTCTGGGCGATCACGCCCAGCTTGACCGTTTCCGGCAGCAGCGCGATGTCGTCCACGCCCAACGCTTTGAGGATGTCTGCTTTCTCCATCGATTGGTCCTCCCCTGTGGGGGTTATCATTTCGGTCGTGATGTGCGGGACGGTTGCCAGCGATGGCACCCCTGCCCGTTGTTTGGATGCGAGGTCGATGTACTCCAGATCGAACCCGCGACTGCCCGTTTCATCCGGGTCATGCAGCACCACGCGCACCGCGTCGTGCTCCTCATCCCACGTCATTTCCTCGGCATATCCGAAGATCGACGTCGCCACCTCGCCGTTGACAGCTCTCCGCCGCCGCAGGTAATCCCGGCAGTCGCCCACCGGCACATACGCTTTCCCCCAGGCATATTCACCCTGTTGGACCGCGCCCAGCCAATACAACTCCGGGATCGGCAGCGCGCTGGAGAGGTCTTCGCGGCGGATGTGACCCATCCCGCCCGTAGGCCGCGTGGAGACGATCAGGCGCAGCAACTCCTGCATGAAGTCCTCGCCATAGAACACCCCATTTCCGCTGACTATCGGGCCGCGCCCAACCTTCAGCGTCACAAAAAACGGGGTGGGATCGCCCTCGGTCAGCGCCTTCACATCGACGGCACTGCTGATCTCGATCAGGGGGAAATCGACGCCTTCGGTGCCCTTGAACTCCGTCGTCGCCACGATGTCTTGCAAACCGTAGCGGCCATCGGGACGGCGCAGTTCGGCCAGGCGCTTCGCTTGCTGTTCTTTCGTCAGTTTCATACCTACCTCACTCACGCCGCCAGGGCGACGATTCCCTGCCACTCGATCCGGTCATTCTCAAAAAACGCCGCCACCAGCGCCCCGGTCATCAAGGCGTCCAGCAGCCAGGCCGCATTGAACGCCCCGCGCAGCGCGACGGCCTCCGGCTGCTGCTGGGCGATCAACTGCTCCAACCGCGCGTTGATGCTGGCCGGTTGCCGCGTGACCACGGAGGTCAGATAACACAGCTCATGCGGGTGCGCGGGATACTGGGGGACGTCAGTCTTAGGGTACGTCCCATCGCCCTCCGGGCCGCCGTGCGCGTTCTCGTCGCAGATGTCCGGCTCCGGGTGACTCAGGCTCAGGTTCCACCGGACGGCCTCGACATACGGGTTGAGCAAGGCCGCATTCATCATCGACCGCCCCGCTGCCGCGGTGATCTCGGTCCGCGCCAATCGCCGCGCCCAGTACGAGCCGTCCACCCCATAAGGGGTTTGGGTCAGCACCTTCGCCGCTTCCGGCCACAGGTACGGCTCCAACAGATTCGCGATCTCGACGGCGGGCGTCCCCAACCCGATATGATAGTCCAGCAGGTTGTCGATGGCCCGGCGCGCTTCAATCGCCGTGTTCCAGCCGTTGTCGCTGAGCCGGTAGCCGTTCGGGTTGACGAACAGGTGGAACGGGTCATACCACGGCACGCGCGGCCCTTTGCCTTGCTCTTGCACCCGCATTTCGCGGGCACTCATCAGGCGCGGCCCGGTTAGCCAACTGAACACCGTCGCGCTGGCGTGCTTCTTGAGAATGTCAAGCTGCTGCTCCACCTGGAGCTTCGTCGCGCCCCGGATGCCGTCCACGATCAGCCGCATATACGGCGATTGCGGCTCCGGGCCGATCAGCGGATCATCCCCCGCGCCGATGTAGTAGGGCTTGATCACCTTCTGCCACACGTCGCGCTGGATCTGCTCGCGCGTCGTGCGCCGGTGGGGAATCTTTCCTTTCTCTTTCCCGTCCCGCGCGGCATACGAGCGCACGATCTGCCCCAACGGCCCGGCCAGCGCGCTGATCTCGTCCTTCAGCCGCCTGTACATGGCCTGCTCGTGCTCAATCCGCCGCGTATTCCAGGACATGCCCTAATCCTTCAGCGCGATCTCGAAGGTCACCGCGCCGGGCGCATAGGCCGCCCCACCCGCGTCCACCGGCAGCAACTTCACCAGCACGCTGGCGAACATGTCGGCGTTGACGAACACCACGTCGCCCTTCGCCGTTTGCGCCGTCTCCGTCTTCGGGGCGGCCAGCAGACTGCCATCCTTGTCGCGCGCGTCGTAGAATGTGCCGCCCTTGACCGTCGCCTTCTGGAATTGGAGCTTGTTCACCCCGGCGGCAATCCCAGATGGGAT